CCGGAGATGCGCGCGGACATCGAAAAATTGGACAAAATAATAAATTCTTAATTTTTATAGCTATGACAGAAAAAGAAAAGGAAGAGCTGAGAAAAATCCGCGAACGGCAGCTCGCTATCAAGTCGGACATCGGCGGGATCAAGGATAAGATTACTGCTGAAAAACGCGGCATGACGAAAGATGAAAGTATTCATGTCAAGGATTTACAGGCAGAAAAGGACCGGCTTGCCCTTCGGGCCATCGAGCTGGAGAATCCGACCGTGATCCGTGAGATTCCGAAACCTGAGAAAAGTCAGGACCAGGTTTGTGGAGAAGTTTTGCGTTCTCTGATCTCCGGAAAAAGTCTCTCTGATGATTATAATTATCTCCGCGCCGGACAGGACCCTACTAAGATTATAATCCCGGAATCACGTGAGATCTTTGCGGAAAATTACAAAGCCCAGTATCGTGATACCGCTATCCAGGGGCTTGCAGATTCAACCCCTGTCGTTCCTATCTCGGTCGGTGATATAATCCAGCCTCTTGAAAAAGGGCTTATTCTTGATAAGGTCGGGCTGCATATCCAGACCGGTATTCAGGGTGTCTGGAATTATCCTGTCGTGGAAGCCGTTACGGCCGAGTGGGCAGGCGAAAACGACCAGGCGACTTCGAAGAAGGTTAACCTTTCTATGATTACCCCGAAGCCGCACCGGATGACATTACAGGTTAATGTTTCCAACCGCGCTATCTGGCAGAGTGGAAGTGCAATCCGGAATATCGTCCTGACACAGATTCAGGCAGGACTGCAAAGAAAGCTGAACGAGACGATGTTCAAACTGGTCAATGCTGATGCTACCGGCAATGTTCCTGACGGCTGTTTCGCGAATGCCCTTGCAGGTGAAAAGATTACCCAGAAGACTAACCCGACATACGCGGACATCAATTCCCTGCGTGCAGCCGTGGAAGGTACCGGTATCCAGCATACTGCTCCGGCATTTGTCTGCAATACCGCGATGTTCTATCTATTGAAGAGTACGCCCCGGGCCAACGCTACAGGGATCATGATCATCGATGGTGCCGGCACTATTGACGGAACTCCTGTTTTCGTGACCGAGTATATTCCGGCTAATACGCTCGGATACGGTATGTTCGGATATGAGCTTCTCGGCCAGTTCGGCCCGATGAGCCTGAGCGTGGATGCCAATTCCGCTGCAGTTGCCGGTCTAAACATGACCGCATTCGTGCTGAACGGTGACTGGGACATGAAGGCATTCCGCAATGAGGCCTTCGGATATATCCAGGTAAGCGCTGCGTAAGTTTTAGCTTCAAATCTTCTATATAACCTCCGGGCGCTGTGCTGATAAAGTCGGCGCGGCGCCTTTTGTTTTTTAATCAAATGCAATATGTCTACTTATGTAAAGATAGATTATCTCAAGGAGCATGCCTATATCGACTCCGACGCCGAGGACGACTACCTGCAAAAGCTGCTGGATGCCTCGGAGGCACATGTGGAAAAAGAGATACAATGCCCGTTGTCGACATACGCCGGTACAGACGGAAATCTGCCAAAAGACCTTACGCACGCCATCGTCATCTACGCGGCGACACTTTATGCCAACCGCGAATCGGTGGCCTTCGGGACGCCACAGCCGGTGCCGTACACCTACCGTGACCTGATAGTACCTTATATTAAATACACATAATCATGAGAGCAGGATTATTGAGAGAAAAAGCAGTCTTTTACCAGTCTGCTTCTACGCAGTCGGAGACGGGTGCGGTGTCACAAGCCTGGCAGGCAGTCGGTACACTAAGGTGTTACCGGAAAAAGCAGTCTGATTTCGACAAACTGAATGGATCCGGGCATGAGGAGGTGAATGCCGGTAACGTGACCATTCAGGTAAGGAACAATCCGCTCTTGAAAGATGCGTCTATGTTTGTCTACAATGATGAGTCCTACAAGATCGTCCAAAAACTACATATCATTGAGGATAATACGCAGATTATTTTTGGACAAAAAAAGAATGAAAAAATAAATGTGTAGAAAATGGAAATGCTTTTTGATGCGAAAGTAACTCCTTCCGGGCAATTACTGAAAATGATGCAGGACTTGCAGAAAGACAGGCTCGATCATAATCCGGAACTGAAAAAGGCCCTTCGTGTTGGTGCAAGGTACCTGATGAACCAGGGGAAGCGAAGGCTCCGGGAGGGCGAGAATCACGACATCAGACATACCGGGAACCTTGCAAGGTCTATGGTGATCCACGTGAAGAGCAGCAACCTGGGCGCACTGGTAGGGTTCAGGAATGGTGAGAAAAACGGGAGAATATATGAAGGGTATCACTCCTGGCTTGTTGACCAGGGCTCCGGACCTCGAAAGACCCTGAAAGGTTACTATCGTGGGAAGTCCGGACATGGCAAAAATGGACCGGCCGGATCGCTGTCTTTCTGGACGACGACAAAAAATGAAGATACCGGAGAGGCTCTTTTGATGGTTGAGGATGGAATCCAGATGGCTTTTGATAAAATAATGGGGGCAATATAGCGGATTCCCGGGTAATTATATGAGCAAGAGTATATTATCAGTAGTTAGCGATGTCAGAAATGGATTCCTGGCTGATCCGGAGATCAAGCAGGCAGTCGGAGAGAATGTATTTCCTCTTTTTGCGCCGAAAGGTACCACGGGGGATTTCGTAACGGTTTTCAGACAGCATTACAAGTCCAAAAAGACGAAGTTCGGGATTTTCGAGGAAGATGTGCAGATGTCGATAATCGCTTTTTCTACCAATTACGACCGGAGCCTCTCTATTCTCGAAGAAATCCGAAAGGCAATTATGGAGATGAACCATCCGGGTGGCTATGGATTTGAGATTACGGACTCTACAGAGGATATTGTAGATTACGACGATAATGGCGGTACCTGCTATGCGCAATACATGCAGGTGCTGATTTCAACGAATTTCAAAAATTATTAATATTAAAAATTAAAGTTATGGCAGATGATGTAAATAAGTATAACAGTAATGACAATGTGAAAGTTGGTCAGATGATCATTTTCCTGAAAGGTTTACCTGCTGCTTATGCAAAAAGTGCGAAGATGCAGATCAGTGTAGCAACTGTTGATACATCGAATAAGTTCGATGGAGTATGGGGGTCTGTTATTGCAGGAAAAAGAGGGTACACAATTAATTCGGAATCTTTGCTTACAGAACAGAAAGGTGCACAAAGTTATCATGATCTTATCAAGGCAATGATTGATGGAACTCCCCTTGATTTTCAGTTCGGGACGATGAAGAGTTCTGTTGATGATGACGGTAATATGACTGGTGTTGCTATAGATACGACCTTTCCGAATTATAAAGGCAAAGTGCTTTTGACGAGTATAGACATAACCAGTGAACAGGGCGCCGTTGCCACTAACTCTATGCAGGGGACTGGATCCGGGAAGCTGAATACAGTTGATCCGCAAGCGGCTGCAGCAGCTGCGGGTTCTTAAGGCTAATTTTTGAGGGTTAAATAAAAGTGTTTTGAGGCCGACCGCTTTACGGCCGGTCTTTTTTGTTTTTGGAACATGATAAAGATAAAGGACATAATTCTCTGGGAGCAACTCCGGGGGAAATCATTTGAGGATTTTGATGCGAAAGATTACAAGGACGATCTTTCTATCTTATATGTGATCGATGAGGCTGACAAACAAGACAGAGTGACATTAGAGCTTTACGAAAAGGCTCTTTCGGAAACGGATACCAGGCAGGTCAGGATCAGAATAAAAAAGATTAATGATGATATCCTGTTTTCTTCTCAGTTTTTCATTGCCACAGACGAAAAGTGTGAAAATGACGGGAAATCTGAAAAACAGAATGTGGGTGATATCATAGGGAGTTTGGTTTGCCTGGGGATATCTCCGGAATCTATACTCAATATGGATTTATGCTATCTGTCTTATCTGACAGACCAGTATGCTAAATATGTAAAAAACAGATTGACGGACAAGCGTTTCTGGGCGATGCTTCAGTTATCCCCTTATCTCGACAAAGGTACAGAAGCACATGATTTCATGCCGTTCCCCTGGGAAAAGTCTCAGAATGGAGTGGATGATAAAATCACGGATAAGGATATCAACATAGCAAAGTGCTTATTTGGACTGAATAAAAAATAAACAAAATGGCAAAACTTAACTATTCCATAGCGTTAAACCTTCTGACGAATGGTGTCAATGAAGGTGCGAAGAAAGTGGAGGGTATCTTCCAGAAGATGAAATCCTCCATTACGAATACTCTGGGGACGATTGGTGTTGGCCTCGGGATAGGCACTATCACCACATCGATGATTGAGCAGAGCAAGGAGTTTCAGGAGCAAATGGCGCATATCAAGGGTTCTGCCAACGCCACAAGCGGAGAAATCAAGAATATGCAGGATGTTGCATTAAAGATGGGTGCAACTACGAATTATTCTGCAACCGAAGCAGCACAGAGTATGGAGCAGATGACCACCAATGGCATTTCTGCAACCGGTGCCACCAAAATACTTGGAACAACTCTCGAATTTGCTGAAGCCAGGGCAATAGATACCTCAAAGGCAGCGGATATCCTTACGCAGCAGATGAAAGCTTTTGGTATGGCCGTTACGGAGGCTAATGCTAAGAAAGTCTCTGATGTCCTGTCATTCGCAGCCCCGAAGGTCGGTGGTATTGATAAACTCACCGAATCCTTAAGGGAGGTTGCACCAGTAGCCAAGACGGCCGGAATCGGAATAGAAGATACCGTGTCGGCTGTAACCGGACTGATGCAGGCAGGAATGGAGTCTACACAGGCAGGTACGACGGTAATGCAGTTGATTACCCGTCTCTCTGCGCAGACACCTCAAGCTGCAAAGGTATTCAAACAGTTCGGGGTTGACATCAACGCTGCCACCCTTAAAGCTGACGGACTTTCCGGGACATTGAAAAAACTTGCACAAAGCGGAATCGGGAACAATTCAAGTGCCCTGGCTACGGTCTTCGGTAAACGGGCTTATGCTGGAGCAGAAACCCTGATAGCGAACTACCAGAAAGTAATGCAGCTCAATGGAGAGTTGCAAAAAAGCAATGGTACTACTGCCAGGCAGGCGGAGGACAATGCCCAGACGGTTGAGGGTACGATTAAAGGTATTAAGGCGTTATGGGACACGTCTCTGGTGGATATTGGTAAGTCGGCGAATGGCCCCCTTGCAGGTATCTTACATGCAGTAAGGAGTTTGCTCACCTCGATTGCAAGCGATATGACCGGATTTATTGTAAAAATAGGGGTTATTTTTGCAGGTGTTAAGGGGTTAAATTTCTGGAAAAATTGGAAGGTCGGATTTAAAAGCAGTTCGAATGCGATTGTACAGGATGCGATTAGCATGAATGGCGAACTTGCCACGCTGAAAAGAAAAGAAGTATCACTTGAAAAAACACTTGATAAAGAGAATACGGAGTTTTTTAACTCCTCTTGTGATCAGATTGATGCTATACAGCTAAAAAGAAATCAAACAATAGCACAACTTGAAGAAAACAGGACTGCACAGGAGAAATTGCAGGCTGAGGCTCGTGTGGCCACTGAACGTGCAGCAGCCATGCAGACCGGAAGTAATTGGGAAAAGGTACAGATAAAACTACAGATGGGGGCAGAAAAGGTTGGCGCAGCTTTTAAGTCGATGTGGGCTCAGTTCGGCCCGATGATTATTATTTCCGCCCTTGTTGAGATAATATCTGATCTAAAAGAAATCTATGATGAGCATGTCCGGATTAAGAATATGGCTGCTGATTATAACCAGGAACTTAAAAAAGCTGAACAGGAATATTCCCCCCAACTTGACAAAATGGAACGTCTGAAGAAGGCTCTGAACGACAATAAACTTACAGTTACGCAACACAAAAACATTGTCGGCCAAATCAATAGTCTTCTCGGAACCCGGATTACGAATGAAAAAGACCTTAATAAAATCCTGAATGACCGAATTGGTATATTGAAACAGGCTGCTGATGTTGAGTTTTATGAAAATCAAAAACTCCAAGCACAGGAAAAAATCACGGAAATTCAGGATAAGTATGGAGGAAGAGATCCGAGAAAACTGCCTCTGCTTAAACCTACAAAAAAGGGGATAGCTGGATTTGTAAGGAAATTATTACTTACAGGACCAGCATCGGCTCTTGGTAGCACAGTTGGTACGGCTGTAAATAAATATAAACATCGAAAAAAAGATAGTAGCAACATACATTTGAATTATATGATCTTGGAAAGATCACAAGCAGGCTTGGATAAGGCTACCAAGTCAGGTACTCTCGTAGATCAGTCTCAACAGTATGGTAATTTAGGAGGCAACAATCCTGTTGATTCTCGAACAATTGATACAAGCACCCACCATCATAAGGAAACAGCAGCAGAAAAGGCAGCCAAGGCAGCAGCCGAAGAGCTCGCTAATATGGAAAGAGACTATTCTGACAGCCTGAAGAAACTCAACTGGCAGTACAAAAACGGATATATAACAGAATCCGATTACCTGTCTCAGCTAAAGGATTTGACCAAAAATACCTATATGCAGTCGCAAACTGCAAAGTATGCATTATCTCGTAATTCAAAGTTAGGTGGGGAACTCGGAAATATGATAGCTGGGAAGCCATCTGATAAATTTATAAATTCCAGAAAAATACCAGAATCGAAAGATGCTCTGAAAGAACTTTTCAAAAGTGATGACCTGGTTAAATTTCACCAGATACAAGAACAACTTAATACCGATCTAAAGAAATATGATAAACAACTCGCAGCGGGTGCTATAACCCTTAATGAGGCATATCAGAAAAAATATGAGAGTTATGCTGAGGCCTACAAAAATAGCTCTGCTCTTAATCTGAATGACAAGCAGAAGAACCAGTCAAATGACTGGAGGGAAAGTGCTATCCGGTACGAAGGTAACGACGCAATGCCCCCTGTAGACCCGACGTTTAATTATGATCTGTCTCAGGTAGAAAAATTGCAGGCCGAACTTGATAACGCAAAGGACAAACTAAGTCATTATCAGGATATGGCAAAGAATGGTATCAATCAGTTTTCGAAGGATATTGGGAATCTTGAGATTAAAAGAGATAGCCTCACAAATGCACTCAAGGCCGAGAAATTTAAGCAGGATATAAAAGATGCACGCAGGGAAGCCGAAAGCGATATTGGGAGCATTGTAGACAATGTCGAGAATATAGGAGAAAGTTGGGAAGGCGTGCAGGATGTCTTCAAAAATTCCAACGAAAGTGTATTTAAAAAGACTCTTGCAATATTCCAGGCCCTCCTTCGGACGGTCAGGTCGATTGAAGAAGTAAGTGATGCCATTTCTGACATCAAATTTGCAATCGGAAAGCTGACAGGTGCTGAGGCTGCAAAGAAAGCAGCAGGTAATGATGTGAAAAAGGGTGTTGACGCATTCTCCGGACTTCTTGGTGGAGATAAAAAGGATAAGGATAAGGACACAAAAGATAAAACCACGACGGGGAAGGATAAAGTGTCCGGTGCTGCCAGTGCTGCAAAAACAGGTATTTCAAAACTTGCTGACGTAGCTGCTTCGAAGTTGGCCGAAAAAACGGCGAAGCAGAATGCAAAGGCAATGGCAAAGGAAGCAGCAGCAGCTAGGGATGATGCAGATGCAACAGAAAAACTTGCTGCGTCTAAGTTTTTCCTCGCTGAGGCAGGAAAAGGCCTTCCCGGAGCAGCTCTCGCTGCTGCTGCCACCACAATCATGATTGCGTCTGTCAAGGCTGCAAAACCTTTTGCACACGGTGGAATCGTACACGGCAAGCCTTTTGACGGTTCGATTGCGAGAGTTTCAGATGGCGAAATGATAGTTAACAGTTATCAACAACAAAAATTATGGAATGCGATCTCGTCCGGAAACCTGGGCGGAAATAACCAGGCAGGCGGAGAAGTGACCTTTACTATCAAGGGACACGATTTGCAGGGAGTACTCAATAATTATAACAGAAAGATGGGGAGGGTCAGATAATGCTATACTACATACCTTTTTCGAATATACACGGGCGGACATACCTGGTTAAAATTACCACCCAGGGGAGTACCGTAATTACACGGTATCTCACTCCTTCTGGCTCACCGTTTTCAACGGAAATGAGCAAAAATACGATTATCTATGCCCCTGCGAGATACTCCTCCGCCGAGGTCGGAATCATACAGGACAACGCAAAGGACTTTTTGAGTGACCTGTACAGTCCGACGGCCACCGGGACGTCTGTAGAGCTGCACGTCGATCCTGTCTATAACGATGATGGCACTGTCAAGGCAGAGGGTGATATCGCGTGGACCGGATTCGCTACACCTGTAACCTACAATTCTGATTACAGGTCAGAACATGACGAAATCAAACTGCAATGTATAGATGGCCTGGCTGCCTTGCAGAATATCAAGTATAAGGCTATAGGGGCTGTAAGAGGATCACACACCTTTGCGGAGATAATATTCCGGCTACTCGGCTTTCTCGGCTGTTACAAGTCTCTGTATGTATCTGCCTCGACTCATATCGACGGTGACACCGCCACGCCCTTGCTTTCAGAACTGACAATCTCAGAAGCGGACTTTTTCGATAAGAAAGATGATAAGGATCAGACTGATGATGATGTAGCGTGGACAGGTCAGCAGGTACTCGAAGAGCTATGCAGGTTTCTCGGTGTTACGGCCGTGGCGGATGGCGATGCAGTATACCTGATAGATTATGATGCGATCCGGAATGGATTTACTGATTTTTGGAAATACAGTATCGATAGCACTTACGAAAAGATGTCGTTTTCAGACTCCCTGACAGAAAGCGGAGAATCCTACGGAGGTAGTGGAGCGACAATGTCCCAGGATGAAGTTTACAACAAGGTTGTTGTCAAAGCAAGTATCAGGAGCTATGATGATGTGTTGCCAAAACTTTTTGATGACCTGGTACTGCAAAATATCACGACGGATATCGACCGTAATATTACAGGTCCTCAGGGACAACTGATGAAAATAATCCACCTGAGTCCTGCAATATCGGCACCCTCGTGGGTGTTGAAAGACATCGACGGAGGGAATATCGAGACCCTCATGGAGTATGGCACGGCAGGACATAATGATTGGGAAACTTATTTTGTGGCCGAAAAGTTTTATACAAGTCCTGAATATAAGACTTATCTTTATAAAAACATGGGAACCCAGAGGATTTATTGGGCAAAACAGGATATTCCGGCTAAGTTCGGCTACGACGAAATGATGACTTATTACGGCTGCATGTTGAAGCGCGAAATGTGCAAGGAGATTGACAAAGATGTGGCCAAAGATAAAAATAATGATAACGCAGAAGATTACATCAAGTGGTGCTCGCGTGAAATCAGTACCCTGTCTTTTGATGATGATATATTTTTCATGAATACCGGCAATGATCCATACTGGCACGCGTGCGATGATGATCATGCGTACGATAAGGAGTATATGGATTATCCTGCCTTTACGACGACATACAAGAACTCTGATGCAAAACTTTTCGGTGGGAAAAATACTTTTCTGGTTATCTCCGGTGATTTTTATCTTGGAGAAAATGACGATGATCCTTTTTGCAAGGAGCAATATAATTGGAACAAACACGGGAACCCTCATATACCGCATGATTGGATGTATGTGTGGTGCAGGCTGCAATGGGGACAGCACTGGTGGAACGGCGATGCCTGGCAGGAAACGGAATGTGATTTCAGGCTCTTCTTCGGCGAGGAAAAGGACAAAAAAGCAGGTGATGTCGCTTACCAGGCACAGGCTATCCGCAATACTGTCAAATGGTGGTATGGTCTTGATCAGAGCGGTACTGCTATAGACCTCAGTGATCTTACTGCAAACGAAATATTATCGTCAGACGTGCAGTTTACCATGTACATGCCAATGCAGCAATATTCTGATGATTACCATAAAGGCAATCATTATCTTCATTCACATTTTATTTGGTTACGGGATTTTTCGATAAAAGCAAAGGTCGGTGACCCTTCTTATTCCGGCAAGAACTCAACGGACACAAAATATACTGACATTATAGACGCGAACTTTGCGACGAAACTCGATGACATCGAAATGAAGGTTAATACTTTTGACGATAAGAATCCTTCATACTCTTCGGTTGCCGTAAAATCCGGAGGTGTGCTGACGTGGGTTGATAAGACCGTGAACGAAGGTTGTCAGGCAGGAGAAAAAACATGGACCGGATCAGACGGAGGAAATTCATTGAGGCAGGAGGAGCACATGGTATACAGGATATTCCATCAATACTCGACCCCTGCTGTGAGGTTAAGTCAGACCCTTAACCAATATCTAAAGCCCTGGACTCTGGTATATGAGCCCATTTTGGATAAGTATATGATAGTAGATTCGCAGAGTATAGATTACTCAAACGCTACTGATAAAGTCGAATTGAGGGAGCACAAATGATGATTTCGACGTTATTATATGAGGATCATCAAATATAATAGCCCTAAGCCAAACAGTAATGGCGGAAACAGTTCTGATGCTGCTTCCGCTACTTCTGCTTCTGTTGGTGAAACGGATATATCTTCAATCATCGCAGCCGTTGAGGCCAATATCGCTTCTTTCGGGCTTGCTGTAGGTGATGTCAAGATCGCTTATGATTCTGCTAATGGTGCCCTAGCTCTTACAAGGGAATCTGATTCCACCCTGCTTGCAAGCCTCTATGCTACTGGTGGCCTTACTGCCTATGGTGCAGGCTCGGGGTCGTCAGGTGGAGGGACATCTTACGACAGATTGGATAAGTGGTCAGATTATACGACTGATAAGGCCACTTACATACTATCTGCCTTGTTGGGTGATGACCTTAACACCCGTGTTTCAAAGCTCGAAAACTCTACTTTGACATCAGTTGACTGGAGCATCATCACGGGCAAGCCATCAGTCTTTGCACCGTCACCACATACACATATATGGGCTGACATTACGGATCACCCTACGAAATTGTCTGCATTCACGAATGACGCAGGCTTTATAACTGCATCAGCCATTCCGACTAAGTTAAGTCAGTTCACCAATGATGCAGGATTTATAACCGCATCGGTAATTCCGACTAAGTTAAGTCAGTTCACCAATGATGCAGGATTTACGACAAATGCAGGTACGGTTACTTCCGTAGGTCTGTCTGTACCTGTCGGACTGGCTGTCAGCGGTACTCCCGTTACTTCAAGCGGGACACTGGCCGTTTCATTTGCAAGCGGATACTCAATTCCGACGACGGCAAAGCAGGCCAACTGGGACACTGCATATACAAATAATCATACCCACGCAAACAAGAGCGTACTTGACGGGATTACCTCCACGCTTGTGGCAGACTGGAACAGCGTATACAGCTGGTATACGGGTATTACGGCTACAGATACTGATGGTATCATCAACAAGTGGCAGGAGATTATCACATTCCTCAACGGCATTTCTTCTTCAACTGACCTTAATTCCATCGTTGATGGAATCAATACCTCTATCAGCAACGAGGTGACGAGAGCCAAGGCAGCCGAATCTGCAAATGCATCAAACATCACTACCTTACAGGGGTATTTCAGCAGCGGTTCTGCCAGGACAGCTGTCAAACTCCTGACAGCAAGAACGCTGTGGGGTAACAGCTTTGACGGAACGGGAAATGTCAGCGGGAATATCGTAATGAATTCCGCTGACGGTACCTACATACAGATCGGCGGGGCGAGGATTGTCTATGATAAGACCAACTCGGCATTGTATGTAGTAGGTTCAGACGGGACTACTTCTGCCAACTTCTACGCCACGGGAGGAGTTACAGCCTACGGTGCAGGTTCAGGAACATCAGGTGGAGGAACATCTTACAACAGACTTGATAAATGGTCTGACTACACGACTGATAAGGCTACCTACATACTGTCAGCCCTGTTGGGTGATGACCTTAACACCCGTGTTTCAAAACTCGAAAACTCTACTTTGACATCAGTGGAAAAAGCGATATAGCACATACGCATACCGTGAAAATAAACGGTATAACGAAGACTATTGCTGCTACAGGAGGGACGGCCGTTGACCTTGGTACGTACCTTACTTCGCACCAGTCTTTATCCGCATATTCGACAACTACCCAAATGGCTACTGCAATTAACAGTGCCGTGGCTGCATTGGGCGTTGCGTCGGTCGGTGGCAGTGGAAGTTATATCCAGTCTATCTCTGAAACGGATGGAAAGATTTCGGCTGTTACAGCAGCAATGCCGACAAAACTCAGTCAGTTCACTAATGACAGTGGATTTATAACGGCTGCTGCAACAACTGGTTATGTTACTACAGCAGTTAATGGCATACAGATTGGTGGCAGAAATCTAATACTAAATAGTTCGTTTTCGAATACTCTAAATCAATGGTTTTACGATTCTAGTATTTCGACTATTATCGGAAGTTCATTGCAGATGACAAATAACGCATCGCAAACTTTCAGTAGAACTGCACAAAGCGTTTTCAACATTGAAGGGTCTACACAATATACAGTTAGTATTTATATAAAGTCCCTTACAGCAGGAGCAGTATGTGGAATATATCTTTGGGAAAATGATGGTAAAACAGCTAATTATTGTGATAATTATCATTCTTTTGATACTACTGGATGGCAATCCTTTACGATAACTACACAACCCGATTGCACATATATTGGCGTATTGATACAGTTAACAACCGCATCGTCAACAGTACAGTTTAAACAAATTAAGCTCGAAAAAGGTAATAAAGCAACTGATTGGACTCCTGCACCCGAGGATGTAGATGCGGCTATAAACAGTGCAATTACTACGGCAGAAACAGATGCTGCAACAAAATATTTGCCTATAAATGGGAATGCTGCAAGTGCCAGTAAGGTTAATAATGCCCTGTCATGGAATGGCTATTCCAGTGGCTCATTCGATGGGAGTGCAGCATCCTCATTTATCATTCCCAATAATACAAATCAGCTGACGAACGGTGCGGGTTTCATCACATCTTCAGCTTCAATTTCCGGTAATGCGGCAACGGCCACGAAGTTAGCCACAGCCCGTACTATTTGGGGACAGAGTTTTGACGGTACAGGTAATGTTGACGGTACTTTGTCATTAAATGCTAATGGAGCAGATGGTGGAACAGGTGGCAATGCTTGTTTAAAAGTTACAGCTATTAATTCTTTGGGATGTGGTCACTGGAATTATTTAGCAAGTTTTCTTGCTCCTAATGCGGTAATTGGAGAACATCTTTTTATACCAATTGGAAAAAGTTTTAGTAAAGGAAATTCAGCCGGATTTAATTTTTTTTATCAAGGTGATAATAATGATGCTACATTTATTGGTTTAGAGTTTTATGGTATTGGAACGAATTTCGCTTTAACAAAAGCAGGTAATGTCGGTATCGGCACAACTTCACCTGCTTACAAATTAGATGTTGCAGGTACTGGTAGATTCCAAGGCGATTTAGTTATTGGCAACACGATAATTCATGCAAGTGGAAGTAATGGCGGAATAAACTCTATCCAGCCCGCAGACGATTACATCATAGGAGACTGTAATATTGGTGGCACTATGGGATTGAAGTCTTTGAACACTGCTTCTGCAGGCATAGGCTTTTATGGAAGTAACGGTACAAATTATGGAACTTTGACGGCATCAGGCAGCGGACTGGCATGGACGGGCAATATCCTTGCCACCGGTGGTGTAACGGCTTATACGACATCTGATAAAAGATTAAAGAAAAACATAAGACCTGTAGACAGCCTGAAAGTTATCCGTACTCTCGGAGGAACTTATCAGTTTGACTATAGAAAAGATAACAGACACTCAATAGGATTCATCGCACAGAACGTCCGAAACTCTGAACTATCCGATATTGTCGGAGAGTTGGACGGCTACCTTAGAATCAACTATCTTGATACAAGGCTTATTTCGCTGGCCCTTGGAGCGTCTGTAGAACTGGACGATGAAGTAACAAGACTGAAAAAGAAAGTCAGCAAACTGGAAAAGGAAGTAGAACGATTAAAAGCAGCATAAAAATAAAATGAGCAACGCAAATGGAATTATAACGGCCCCCGTCAGCATTGATGATGTGAAGACCATACTGGGAATAGCAAGTAACGACCTTGCCACACTCTGCCAGAGTACGAAAATAAATATGTGGGCGAGGTTTAAGCCTGTCAACTATCCGTCTGTCATCCCGTTGGTGGATTATCAATGGATTGACTGTAATTTTGGTATCAAGAATATACCAGTATGGAGTTCAGTCAAGGCAATGTTGAGCTGGATTGATAATCCATCTGTAGAAAATGCTCCTGGAAATTTGGCATATAATGCAACTATGTATCAGTACGATGGACCAAAAGGTGGTATGTCAAGTCCATACAGACTTTCTGATTTCCTGAATTATTTTCATGGGTCAAAATCTCCTATAGGTCCATGCCTTTCTAATAGCGTCGACGAAGCTAAAGATAATACATTTCAAATATCATTTGACCAGGCTAAACATGACACAGGTCATCTACAGGTAAGACTTTCTGACCTTTCAAATGAACATATTAACTTCAATCAGTGCTATTTCGGACTTGCATTTGAGGGTGGTATCGGAACATATATAACTACGACTAACTGGATGTTAACGGATGATAATCTTTATCCGATATTCGATCCATCAAATCCGGATAACCGTTCTGGGAATGCACTAATTACGGTTAACGATGCAAATAATTATCTAGCGGATAAGACATGGAAAGTTGTTCCATTTGCCTCCGCAGTGGAAATACAGGGATTAGTAGTACCTAACAATTCAGCTATAGTATGTTCACCATTCCTATCCGCAATTTCTACATTGGTGATTAACAGTAAAGTTAGTAGTAATCCTATCCAGCAGTTGTTGGTTGCAAAAGAGAACTCAGACGATACTTCAGTAAACGTAACTTATACAATTACGAATAACAAGTCATCATATATAACTGTTAATTCCATCTCCATTAGTGCCATAGATGCACAGCAAAAAGTGGTAGGTTTATGGAATGCTACTCTTGGAATAACCAATAACCGGATCAATTCTGGAGCATCAATGAATTATTGGAGTGATATTAATATTAGCAGTCCTGCCATAACTGTAACTGTAACGACTGTAATCGATGGAAGTACTTTCACGTCTCGGTCTATGGTGATGAAGAATAACTAATTAATTTTAAATAATATAAAATGGAAGTAAAAGTAAACAAAATCGTTGGATTCAAATCTAACGTCTCCGCAGCAGGAGAAAAGTACAACATGACAGGAAATGTCAATGTAGATAATGGAGTAATGACGAATATCGACAGCGGTATAGTCAAGGACGGTGATGGGAAGCAGGTAGCCAGCTTTACGTATTACGGAAACCTGAATATTTCCTTCAACACGAGTGACAGCACGGTTATGACCGCAGTAATTACTGACATCGAAAGTTTCATCGATGCTTGCAAGTCAGACGCAGCGAGTCTGGGAACCGTAACAGCTTAAAGAAGGGAGGAAAAGATGAAAATATCAACTATCAAGGCGGTTAACGCCTACAAGACCTTAAAGGACATCAAGGTCAGCAGCATGAGTGATGATGCCATGCTTTCTGTCTGGAAAGACATCAAAGTTCTCCGGCCCATATCGGATGAATACGATAAGAGTGTTGAGGAAACTCGGACAACACTCATGGATGACGATTTTAAGGCTATGCAAGCCCGACTGCAGAAAGCTCAGGAGAAAGAGCAGAGGGTTAAGTCCGAAGGCTATGTGATGACGGACGCCGACCGGAAGGAGATCATGGATATTAATGCATGGTTCTCTGACTGGAATAAAAAGGGTGAAAAATACCTCAAGGACCTCGCAGATAAGGAAGTGGAAGTAAAGGTTGAAAAGGTTGAGGCTGCTGAACTGTTGAAAGCCTTCAAGAAAAGCGATAAGACATTCGAGGCAATGACAGAACTCGAATGGTTAATAAAATAGCAGAAGTCGCTGGGCTCTAAAAGTAAAAAGCCCCCGGCTTGTCATAGTCATCTCACCTACTATTAACAATATACACCAGAATAGCGCACAACCGGGGGCCATAAAACCTCTGTTGCGTTATTCTGGATTTTTATATTTAGTAAGTGAGATTTTGCAAAGATAATAAAAAATTATTGACTATGACATTATTCGAGATTCTTTCCTTTAACAAAGAAATTATTAGTAAATTATTAAAGGCTGGCGTGAAGCCTGATGATTATCATTATATCAATTTATACAATGATTATATGCGCATGCTTAATCAGGGCGAAAAGGTTACTTATATTGTGGCCACTTTGTCTGAGCGATATTCAGTGAGTGAGAGAAAAATCTATAGTATCATCAGACGTTTCAAAACGCAGTGCACATCTTATGCAGTGTGATTACCATTCTTTTTTACTTTCCTCGTTAAGAGAACTCTACCTTTGTGCGAAAAAGAAGTTTATGAGAAAAATGTATATGTCTGCTCCGCTGCCGTTTGTGGGCCAAAAAAGAATGTTCGCACGTGAGTTTATAAAGGTGCTTAAGACATATCCTGAAAATACGACCTTTATTGATTTGTTCGGAGGCTCCGGTCTATTATCACATATCACAAAATGCCAGCGACCAGACGCTACAGTTGTCTATAATGACTTTGATAATTATAGACAGCGATTCGCAAATATCCCAAAAACAAACAAACTACTCGAGGACCTTAGACAGATAGTAGGGGATATGCCACGCCATAAGATTATCTGCAAAGACCTGAAAAAACAAATACTTGACCGGATTATCAGAGAAGAGGAAGTCTATAACTATGTAGACTATATAACAATATCATCATCCTTACTTTTCTCAATGAAGTACGTAACTGGATTTGATGGATTGGAAAAAGAGACACTCTACAATAATATTCGTAAGACAAACTACCTGGAATGTAAAGATTATTTAGATGGCCTAACCGTCACATCCGTTGACTATAAAAAGTTAGTAAATTATTACAGGAACGTACCTAATGTGGTGTATATTCTTGATCCTCCATACCTTAGTACAGATGTGAGCACCTATAAAATGTCATGGGGACTGACTGACTATCTGGATGTCTTAAAAGTGTTACACGGGCACTCATACATATATTTCACATCCAATAAATCATCTATTATTGAACTTTGTAAATGGATTGAAGAGAATAAAGATTTCGATGATCCATTTAAAAACTGCCATAAAATAGAATTTAATGCTCGGGTTAACTATAACTCTACTTATACAGATATAATGTTGTATAATAACGCCTGATTGAAAAACAGTTTTTTGTTGGGGGCAAAAATGGGTAATGTCATCTAATTATAGATGACAAAACCAACAAAAAAATGGATAAATCTCTTAGAAACATTTTAGTCTCAATTCTTGCAACGGTAATAATCGCTTTTATCGGTGCCTGGATTCAGATCAATTCACGTATTTCCATACTGGAGGTGCAAGTGCAGGATGACCACCAGGCTTTCTCGGACCAGCAGGCAAAATCCGATAAATCGATGAAAGAACTGATGGATAAAGTAAATGATATTCAAATTAAGGTCACCCAGCTAAGTGACATAAAAGAAAACAAGAAAGGGTATTAATATGAAACAGTTTTTTAAAGATTTACTAACAAGTAATTCGGGGATTTCCTCGAAGGCGTTTTTCCTCGTATCGACGACACTGGCAGGCTGCCTGATTCTGCTCGCAGTAGCATTTGTCCTCATTTTTGAGGTTATAAAGAACGGAACAATCCGGACGGACTTAGGCGGCCTGGCTGCCTTTATTGGCGCAGTCGCAGGTCTGTTTGCAACGGCCGGAGCCACCAAGGCATTCGGTGAGAGAAACGAAAATCATTCAGGGCTGCCTGCTGATAAGAAGGAGGATGGCAATGAAAAGTAAAATATTATTTCTGATAGTGGCAGCCGTAGTGCTGCTGCTGTCAGGTTGCCGGACAACCCGGACGATTGAGAAACAGGTGCCGGTGCCCGTCTACAGGACACAGCATGACACGATCAATAAGATAGTCAATCATCACGATAGTATCTTTGAGTTGGATTCAGTCTATTTCAAGGGTAACACTATCTACAAAATCAAGTACCGCAACAAGTACCTATTGCATAACGACACGATTTACAAGGCGAAGGCAGACACAATAGATAAGCCCGTATACCTTACAAATACGGTTACTAAGGAGCATAAGTATGTCCCGAAGGCTTACAAGGTTTCCATGTGGTTCATGGTGATTGTGATCCTATTGGCCGTACTGTATTTTGGATCGAAGTTTTACAAGAAATACAAGGCTAAGAAGGTATGAAAAAGTTATTAATCATTTTTGCGGTATTGATGCTATGCAGTTGCGCATCAACTAAACAGGTGGATCAGAAACCGGTTTACCAAAAAGAGCTGAAAGAAGGGAAAATTACGCGTAGTGATTATAACTACCTAATGCAAGGACAGAAGGAACTGAATAAAATTAAATAGATTATGGCAGAACAGCAAATAAAGACAGCACCATACATGGGATATCGTGGTTATGGAGGAGGTCGTATAACCTGGGAAGCCCATTTGAAAGCATGGGAAGGATATGCGGAACGATATGGATATAGTTTTCAATCGGCTGAAACATTAGCAGAACGTGGTGGATTTGGTGCGGAGGAACTCGACGAATTTTACCCGGACTGGAAAAAACACATTATTAAATAATTATAAGTATGACTGGAGAACAACTTAGAAAGATTGCTCCTCATGTAAGTGAGGAGAACATAAAGATATACACCCCTTTACTCAATAAGTGGATGCCTTACTACAGCATTAATAGGAAGTTGAGGCAGGCAGCGTTCATAGCACAGATACTCCACGAGACTGACAGTCTCCGCTATACAGAAGAGATTGCATCCGGCGAAGCATACGACACCGGAAGGCTTGCAATTAAGTTGGGCAATACCCCACAGCGAGACGGTGATGGAGAAAGATACAAGGGGTGTGGTTGCATCATGATAACCGGCCGGGCTAACTATGCTGCCGTGTCAAAAGGGTTAGGAGTTGACTTTGTTAGCCATCCGGAGCTGCTGAAGGAACCTCGATATGCTGTTCAGTCCGCCTGCTGGTGGTGGACCACCCACGGACTGAATCTGTTAGCCGACAAAAAAGATTTCAAAGGAATAACAAAAAGGATCAATGGTGGGTATAACGGGTATCTTGACAGGCTGATGTACTACAGGAGAGCACTGGTAACATTATCTTAAAAAATATTCGTAATCAAATCTTAAAACAGGATGGATTTAAAATTCATCCTGTTTTTAAATATTATGCTATTTGAATAAAAGATTTCCCTTTGTTATTCTCGATTATCTTGTAGCATTTTGTTTGAGTTAAACTGATAATCGTAGAATGATGCACACTTAAAATTAAATCTTGCAATTCTTGGTCGCTTTCCATATCCTCTATTTTCAGACCAAGAGTTTTTAACTCTTTTGCATTAATATGTCTGCTGTGGGATAAGGTAGAAGAATGATCACTCAAATAATTAATAATTGTATTTACCTTATCAACTCTATCAGTATCATCAGAAAACATATTTTCCTTTAACCATTTTTCAACTAAAGATTTAGCCCAAACAATAGCTTTTTCACATTCTCCTATAAAGGTTGGAGAATATTTCTGCAAAATCTCTCTCCATACCAAAATGCTTGAAGAATCTTTTTTAACATCAGAAAGCGCCTTATTGAATTCTTCTATTACACCACTGGCAGGCATTGCTCCAAATTGTGGATCTATAGGGCCCAGACTTGATTGCTTCCCCATAACAATACTTTTACACGCACAAGATAGCATTGTGCCAGCAGACATTGCTATTTGAGGCACAATGGATCTTATATTATTTCCAAACATGCTTTTGAGATAGTCAACTAAAGACTCTGTAGCAGCAACTCCGCCTCCTGGTGTATGCAATACAAGATCAAGACCTTTTGAACGGTCCATTCCTTTTATAACTGTCATGAATCCTTCTTTGTCGCTATCATTTATTCCAAAATCAACACCATTTCTCGCTAACTGCCCTTTCTGTAAAAATGCCGAATAATATATAATAGTATTTCTTCCTGTCTTTTCGCTGAGTTTTCTAACGTATGATCTTCTAACTGAATCGAATACATTTTGAGCGGAATTGATTTCCCCTAAAATTTCATTCCATGCTGGCATAATAGTTTGATTTAAATAATTATGATAGGAGTGGTAGAGTTCGATAATCGGACAGTTGATATGTTCTCTTTTTCTTCACATTTTAATCCGGGTGCGGAATAACATGAATTATTCTCTTTTATTCCATATTGGCTATAAAAATCTTTTGCCTCTTTAGTTTTTTTCTCTTTGATAAGATCTAATGTTTTTTCTTTCATTATTATAGGTTTATTTAGAGTTTAACTATCTACTTTCAATAAGTACATATTAACTTCTGACACAACTTTATTACAATTGCAAAGGTATACAATATAGTATACTGTTTAGTAAATTTTTAAGTTAAAAAACTAATAAATATATGCTATACGTATGCTACATGTATACCACACGAATGTTTTATGTATGTATCAGTATTATTCTCAGGATATATAATTTTCTGTTAAAAGTGTAGGTTTTAACATATAATTTTCTGTTAAAAGTGTGTTAATTTAAAATTGGCACACATATTAGTGGTAAATAAACTATATTTATAACGTGTTTTTATAGTATTAGATTAAAAAGGGCTGGAGTACGTGATGTATTTCCGCCCTTATTGTTAATTGTAGTTAAAAACCATGATGAACCACGAAAAAAGTAGCACAATTATTTTGGTAATTAAAACAAAAGTGCTACCTTTGTAGTAGTTAAAAGATAAAGAAACAATTATGAAAAAGGGTTTTACTATAGAAGGGGTTACAGTAGATTTCACGAAGTCTAACAGAGTTAGAGTCAATGATACCAATTATCTTTTAGATGAAGATGCACTTGGCGGGATGGGACTTGAGGATTACGAGAATGTAGAGATTAGCGTGTGGAAAGATGAAAATTCTACAAAGATTTATAATCTTGATGAAAACTACAATGTTGTATTTAACAGAAAAATAGATTTTTAATATATAACTTTTAATGCTGTGCTACCGGCATGACGGGCAAATATTATGAAGGCAATCAAAAATATTACTACAGGTGTACTTAATGAATTTAAAAACTTCTACGGAAACGTAGAAATAGATTCTGATAAATCACAGGAGGCGTATGATCTATTGGAAGATGAAATTGATGAATTTAAAAATTCTCCTGAGTTTTGGACCGGAGAATTTGAAAAAGATGATAAAAAATACGCCATCGCTGGGGATGGAGACTTAACTTCCAGTGGCGAGTATGTTATTGCGGAAATCGTCGACGAATAGAAGTATGATGAATAAAAACTTAGAAGAAGCTATCGCCTTGTATAAATCTGGAGCGAAGTTGGAGGAAATCAAGGATCGTACAGGTGTGTTCGCAAGCACCATGTACGCTAATATGCGCAGAATGGGCCTCAGAAAGAGAACAAAAAACATACTGAAGAAAAACATCTCTATTGACGAAGATGTTCAAAAAATAATTGAAAAAGAAAATCCAGACAATTTGTCTGCCTGGATTTGTGAAAAAATAAAGAAGGCTTCACGTTGAGGCCTTCTTTTTATTTAGCACATAGTCTATCACTGCACGATTGATGTCATCAACCCTTGTCACTCTTTTGTCGATATAGATTGCTGTTGTCCTGTTTCCGTATGAATGCCCTAGTGCTGCTGCGATAAACTCATCCGGAGTCCCAATCTCGTATGCAATTGTGGCCCAGGTATGACGGGCCCAATATGTCGTACAATCCCGCTCGATAGGTTTCATAATCGCCATTCCATTATTATATCTCCCGACAACTGGCCCCAGCTTTCCGAGGCAGTCATTAAGATGATGCAAATAATCCTTATAATTGACATACCTGTCAAAAGGCAGCAACAAGTGATCTCTACCTTTATATTTATCTATGATTTCCTGCGCTTCGGGTTGTATCTTAATAGAGTATAGCTTTCCGGTTTTTGCTCTCTGGTATTCGATCCTCCCGTCTACTATACTTTTTTCAGTAAGATGTGCCAGATCGGTGATGTTAATGCCAATCAGGTAAAAGATCAGTAAAAACATATCCCTATATTCCTGTTCAGATGGTGACAGGCAGGTTAGTGATACATATTGTCGTAACTGATCAACTGTAAGATGTCTTTTTCGGGTTTCTTCATATTTGATTCTAAATTTCCGGAAAGGATAATAAGTCGTCAGTTCATTATCTAAGGCATAGTTAAATACAGCCCTTATGTTCCGGAGATGTATAGCTCTTCCGTTGATATGTCCACCAAGGAATCCATCGAAAGCGGTTAACCAGGAAGGTTTCATCTTTTCTAGGGTACAATCTTTATCGAACTGATCAACTTTTTTAACAGTCTGCTCATATAGTTCTTTAGTTCGAGGGCGGTTTCGAGTTTTTATAAATTTGACGGCGATATCGTGGAATGTCGTCGTCCTCGAGTGATGACCAATATCTTTGAACGCATACAAGAGTTCATTTTTATCCATCCTGTCCAACCTACCAGACTGAATTAGCTCAAGAACGGTATCTTGGGCATTAGCAAGCATTGTTGTTAACGCATCATTGAATCTCTTTGATCCTTTTGATATAATTTTCATGGTCTTATTATCCCAATCTTCTTCTTTGCAGAATATTCCCGTTGTAAGATATAATTTTGTTCCGTAGCCGACAGCGATTCTGATTGGATATGAGCCATCTTTTGCAGCTCTTCTTTTGTCAAAATATAAAGTACATCTCATATTAAAAAAATTATGTACAACTTTTACTTCATGTACAACTTATGTACAACTTTTTGCACCATAATATACCAAAAAGTACCAAAATATACCATATTTTTAGACGTCTACCCTTAAAAAGGGGACATGAAAAAAGCCTTGATAGCAGTTGTAACCAACTGATAATCAAGACTTATACTTGTAGTCGGGATGACCAGACTTGAACTGGCGACCTCGCGCCCCCCAGACGTGTGCGCTACCAACTGCGC